GGTGGGCATATGGTTTAGTTTTAAATTTAAAATCCCGCATATTTTTCTCCTTGACTATAAGAAAATATACGCATATATATGATTATGTCAAGACCCGAAAGGTGTCTTTAACCACGATAGGAGAAACGCTATGAGCGATATCTTTGAACAAATGGAAGCTGACTTTGAACAAAAGCTAGCTTCTTCGGTCGAGAAACTCGACCAAGGTGACTTAACCACAGTCGCCGGAATGGCAAGAGCAATCCGTGATAAAGAGTCTGTAGTTGCTGATCTTGAGGCTAAACTCAAGGAAGAAAAGAAGGCTTTGCTTAAAATGACGGATGAGGAATTGCCGACCATGCTAGCAGAAATTGGTCTGTCAAGCATGAAACTTGATGACGGATCAGAAGTGACCGTTAAGCCAACCTACGGGGCAAGTATCCTCGTAGACAATAGGCCCGCCGCATATAAGTGGCTAAGAGAGCACGGGTACGATGATATCATCAAAAATACCATCGCTTGTGCTTTTGGTAGAGGCGAAGACAAGAAGGCTGAAGACTTCAAAAAACTTGCTGAAGAAAACAAGTATCTTGTCGAGCAAAATGAAAAAATCGAACCGTCCACACTCCGTGCTTTTGTAAAAGAACGGGTTGAACAAGGTGATGAGTTCCCAATGGAATTGTTTGGGGCTTACATCGGTCAACGTGCAGTCATTAAGAGAGGTAAATAAAATGGCTAATAAAAATGAAAACGCCGTAGCAGAGCGTAAATCTGCTGAAGTTGTTGCTTTCGACCCATCTATGTTTGAAGCAGATGCCGGAGTCGGCCTAGAGAATATGGGCCAAGACGATCTTGCGTTACCGTTCCTCAAAATCTTGGGCGGCATGAGCAAAGAGTTAGACAACCTAGAAGATGCCCGCAAGGGAGACATCTTAAACAGTGTGTCTGGCGTTGTTTATAAAGGCAAGGAAGGCGTGAAAGTCGTACCCGTGGCATACCAGCGTCGGTTCATTCAATGGGCTCCTCGTGGCGAAGGTACAGGTGCTCCCGTGGCTATTTATGCTCCGGGCGAGGCTCGTCCCGAAACAAAGCGTAGTGAAGTCGATAACAAAGAATACCTGACTGATGGTTCCGAGCAGTACATCGAGGAAACGCATCAGCACTTTGTTATCATGGTCCATGATGACGGGTCTACAGAACCTGCCCTGATCGCACTTAAATCGACGCAGTTGAAGAAGTCACGTAAATGGAACAGCATGATCGCTTCGCTTACAGTGCAGGGTAAGAATGGTCCCTTCACTCCGCCACGGTTTAGCCACGTTTACCACCTCAAGACACAACTTGAGGAAAACTCAAAAGGTAGTTGGCACGGTTGGGAAATCAGTCGGGTTGGCCCGGTTCCAGATATGAACCTGTACAACAAAGCCAAAGAGTTTAATGCAAGCATCGAAGCGGGCGATGTTGAAGTTAAGCATCAGGACGAAAATGCGGCAGGGGAAACCTTCTCTGACGACGTACCGTTCTAAACAGTTGGGGTGATGAGACTTATGGCTGCTACCATCTCATCACCCCTTTTTCTTTTGGGGGCATCATGTCTGTAGAAAAATTCTCTGCCGTGTTCAACGGGCTACAGTTAGCCTACGGCACATACACTATTAATAAACAGCAGGCCAATGGAAAGAATACTGGCCGCGCCGCTATAATACGCGAACCGCGGACCACGGCTCTTTGGGAGGGCCATCTATCCGGCAAAGGCCGTGCTATCGGTATTATACCGATTAACGAAGATAACAACTGTGTCTGGGGCTGTATTGACGTTGATCAATACCCACTAGACCATAAGTTACTTGTCGAAAAAATACGTAAACTCCAACTGCCGCTAGTCGTCTGTCGATCTAAGTCTGGTGGTGCGCATTGTTTCCTGTTCACGACTGAATGGGTGGAAGCGAAAGATATGCAGGCTACCCTGCAACAAATATCCGCCGCGCTGGGTTATGGCGGTAGTGAGATATTTCCGAAGCAAGTGAAACTGCATCTAGACCGTGACGATGTCGGTAACTTCCTTAACCTACCGTATTATGACGCGGAAGACGGGTTGCGCTACGCTATCAAAGACGACGGCACATCTGCCACTTTGGACGAGTTCCTTGAACTCTATGAAGAGCACAAGCAGACACCGGAGCAACTGTTAAAATTGCAAGTTGGTGAGGAACAAGAGGTTGCCACATTAAAAGATGGGCCGCCTTGTCTTCAAATCTTGTTAAAGGAAAAAATCAGTGAGGGCGGTAGAAATAACGGCTTGTTTAACATCGGGGTCTATTTGCGCAAGGCTTACCCCGATACGTGGGAGAGCGAGATTCTGACATATAATATGCAGTATCTTGTGCCGCCGTTGCCACTGAATGAAGTCAACATTGTGGCAAAGCAACTGAACCGAAAAGAGTACGCCTATAAATGTAGTGATGCACCCATAAACGCACACTGCAATAAAGAGTTGTGCCAGACCAGAAAGCACGGCATCGGTGCCGCGGCTCAAGGGGCTACTGTGGCCAACTTGCGTAAGTATAACTCAATTCCACCCGTCTGGTTCGTTGATGTAAATGGAGAGCCATTAGAACTCGATACAGAGGGTCTAATGAGCCAACCGACTTTCCAGAAGGCGTGTATGGAGCAGTTAAACTTTATGCCCCGCACCGTAAGCAAGCAAGTCTGGGAAAACCGTATCGGCGGCTTGATGAACGAGATGAAAGAAAACGAAAGTGCTATCATCACCGTGTCAGAAGACGCTAGCATCAGCGGCCAGTTTAAAGATTACCTCGAAGAGTTTTGTGTGCATATGCAAAGCGCGAACGACAAGGAAGAGATCTTGCTCCGCCGCCCATGGACCGATGAGGACGAGGGGCTGACATATTTCCGCCTTAAAGATTTCGAGTCATTTTTAAAACGAAATAAATTCTTTGAGTACAAGACACACAAGATCGCTCAGCGTCTGCGCGATCTTGGTGGGGAAAGCGGGGTGCTACGCATTAAGAATAGAACGGTGCGGATATATAAAATCCCATCATTTGAGCACGGGCCCGCTGAACTAACCACACCTGCCTTTGCAGGGGGGCAAGAGGAGGCACCTTTCTAATGTTATTAGCAGATGGATTTAATGATGCGATTATTGGAATGGGCGAACGCGCCGGACAACCAACTATAGCCGTTTACGACTTTGACCGTTGCGTGGCTATTTTATGTGAGCGCGATAATATGAACCTCGATGATGCGGTTGAGTATATGTACTACAACGTGATCGGGGCTTGGGTTGGCGAAGAAACGCCGTTGTTTGTTAAGCGCGTAAACAGCGTGGAGGATTTAACTGATGTTGACTAGAAACGAAGAAATATACGACGCTCGTGTAGAAAAAGGACGAACACTGCAATCTATTGCTGATCAGTATGGAATATCAAGAGAACGCGTCCGTCAGATTACCGCAAAACTGGAACGCCAGAAAAACCGCATAAGAATGTTTCCCGCTGTTCCAGAAAGAATAGATCAGATTGAATGGCCCGTTCGTGTTTTTAATTGCCTTTGCAACGAAGGTTTGGACTCACTCACTATCGAAGAGTTTATCGACTATTTCAAAACTAATGACATTGAGCAAATCCCAAATTTGGGAAAAAAGTCAGTACAGCACGTTGTGGATACCATCAAGGAATTAGGGTATGACTTCGACCCGTTCTTTGTCAGGAAAGAACTTCGGCTTACGGTTAAGAAGGTGCAGGAGATGAAGCGGCAAGCCCGAATGGCGCGGGACGAGAGCATTTGGCAACAGTATAACGACTTAAGAAAGTGTGACTATATCGCCGAACACCATAACGTTACAATCGGAACGGTATATAATGTCATTAAGAGGAAGAAAAATGGCGGGTGAAATCTTTCGTATATATGGGCCTCCCGGAACAGGGAAAACGACAACCCTGCTTAACAAAGTGGATCAGGCACTAGAGGCCGGGGTAGACCCTTCACAGATCGGCTATTTTGCTTTTACCAAACAAGCCGCAAACGAGGCTATTGAACGCGCCTGCGCTAGATTTAACTTGGAGCGCCCGCAACTTCCTTGGTTCCGCACTCTGCATAGTTTTGCCTTACGCCTGTCAGGCATCAGGCAAGAGCAAGTAATGCAACCAGAGCACTACAAAGAATTAGGCGGTGCGTTAGGTATGGATTTTGGGGACAACACTGGTTCAAACAGTGAGGATGTGTTTGACATCACCAAAACAAGCAACCCTATGATCGGCCTTATTAATCTAGCCCGCTTACGAAAAATACCCTTACGGCGTCAATACGACGAAAGTAATATTCAGGTCCCGTGGAACCTTGTTGAGTATGTGGCAAACAGCCTCAAAACATACAAAGAGCGGTTCAACTTATATGACTTCACCGATATGCTCGAAGTATTCGTTAAAGACGGCGCGGACTTCTGCCCACGGCTTGCGATTAGTTTTATCGATGAGGCACAAGACTTGTCACCGCTACAATGGGATGTTGCTCACGTTATCGCAAACTATTCTGACCGCACATACTGCGCCGGAGATGACGACCAAGCCATTTACCGATGGGCAGGAGCGGATGTTGAGCACTTTATCGGACTGGAGGGCGGCTATGAAATACTGGAGCAGTCTTATCGCGTTCCGTACTCTGTTCATCCGATAGCACAACGCATAGCCGGACGAATACGGAAACGTGTCCCTAAAAATTACTTTCCTAAAAAAGAACTGGGTAAGATAGAACACGTTCCAAATGCGAGTTACGTGGATTTCTCTGAGGGTTCGTGGCTCGTGCTTGCTCAAGCCGCCTACTTCCTTGACGCGGCCAAAGAAGATTTAAAAAGTCGCGGTTTTCTGTTCAACTACCGAGGCAGACGGTCCATCTCCGAAAGCCTAAGTGAGGCAGTTAATGGATGGGAACAGATGCGAAAAGGAAAGCAGATCACCGGCAAGGCCGCACGAACCATTTATAGTTATATGTCAGTGGACGATAGAGTCAAGCGCGGATTTAAAAAATTGCCCACATTAGATGACGATGATTTAGTTAACTTGGAAGAGTTGACAGTTAACCACGGCCTGCTAGCCACTATTGATATGGTTTGGCACGTGGCGATGGATAAGATACCCAGCAGAGAAAGAGCGTACATCACGGCTCTTTTACGACGAGGCGAAAAGTTTAATGCCGTGCCCCGTATCAGCCTGTCCACGATCCACGGCTCTAAGGGTGGTGAAGCCGACAATGTCATGCTATACACAGACTTGTCACCTGCGGCATCCAAAGCCGCAGAAACTGCCCCCGACGATTTGCACCGTGTGTTTTATGTCGGGGTCACACGCACAAAGCAAAACCTTTATTTGGTTCATCCAGAAGATATGAATAGGAGTTACAACATATGAAACGAGAAGAAATCTTGCAAAAAGCAGAGTCGCTAATAAACGGGGACCGCGCTAAAGATTATGGCGATGCGCACAAAAATTTCCAAGATATAGCAAAACTCTGGTCTGTTGTTTTGGACAAGGAAATAACAGAACAGCAATTTGTCCTCTGCATGATTATGGTAAAAGCCGCTCGTTTGATGAAGACTGACCATGAAGACAGTTGGGTGGACATCTGCGGTTACAGCGCATTGGGTGGGGAAGACTGATGGTTAAGTTTATTCGCATTGAACAGGTGGATGACTACCTTGCCCAAGGTTGGGCGATTATCAAATGTGGCACTGAAATGGCCGCGGTTAGGAGAGATTAATGTCGTTACAGATGACTATGTTTGGGCCAAAGAGCGAGTGGGTCCCCCCCGCAGAACTTCCTGACATCTTCGATGCAAAGCAAATCGCTATCGATGTCGAAACCCGTGACCCTAATATCAAGACCAACGGCCCCGGATGGCCAACAGGGGATGGCGAGGTGGTGGGCTACGCTATCGCGGTAGCAGACTGGGCTGGATATATTCCTATCCGTCATTTTGGCGGCGGTAATCTCGATGAGCGTATTGTAAACAAGTGGCTCAAGAAAGTATTTGAAAGCCCCGCGGATAAGATCATGCATAACGCACAATACGATGCTGGTTGGATACGACAAATGGGTTTCACGCTAAACGGCCGTATTATCGACACAATGCTTGTAGCCGCGCTGTTGGACGAAAACCGTTTCAGTTATAGCCTTAACAGCCTGTGTTACGACCTGTTGGGTAAAATCAAAACAGAGAAATTATTACAAGAGGCGGCCAGAGAGTTTGGCCTCGACCCAAAATCAGAGATGTGGAAGATGCCCGCTATGTATGTTGGGCCGTATGCACAGAACGACGCTGAAATCACATTAGACTTGTGGAACTACCTGTCCACGCAATTAACGAAAGAGGACTTGTGGAGCGTTGCAAACCTAGAGTTAAATCTTTTGCCTTGCTTGATAGATATGACATGGCGCGGTGTTCGCGTTGATCAAGACCGTGTTGAGCGGACAAGAACGCACCTGATTAAGCAAGAGAAAGAAATTTTAAAACAAATCAAAAGTGTCGCCGGAATGGATGTGGAATTGTGGGCGGCGGCATCTATTGCTAAAGCGTTTGATGGGTTAAGTATTCCATACCCCCGCACCGAAAAGAACGCGCCGTCGTTTACTAAATCGTTTCTAGCCGACCACCCACATGAACTGGCACAA